GTTAATGGCGTTAGCGGCATTACCACGGATGTTGACTGGGCACTGCAAAACCCAAATACGCAGGCGGGTATTTTGAATGCTGCCGACGTGACCACTTTGATCCAAGAGAAGGGGTTTCGGTTTTGGGGGTCTCGGACGTGCTCTGGAGATCCAATGTACGCATTTGAGTCTGCGGTTCGAACGGGTGACGTTTTGGCTGACTCGATTGCTGAGGCGCATATGTGGGCCATTGATAAACCGATGTCGCAGCAGTTGTTTAATGAAATTGTTGAAGGGATTAACGCTAAGTTTCGGGAGTTAAAGGCAAACGGTTATATCGTTAATGCCATGGCGTGGATCAATCCAGAGATTAATACTGCTGAAACCCTCCAGGAAGGAAAACTTTGGATTGATTATGACTACTCGCCTGTCCCACCACTGGAGCAGCTTGGGTTTATCTCCACAATCACCAATCGCTACCTTGTCGAGTTATTGCCATGAGTGAAGTTGAAAAAGTAACCAAGCAGTATGAGGTGTTGTTGGCTTGCAAAATCGCTGGCGGCTATGTCGCCAAGGGCGCGCTGCTTGATCTACACCCGAAGCAGGCGGAATTTCATCTTTTGAAAGGTGATATTAAGCCCAAGAAATTCAACGGTAAAGGAGAGCAGTAATGCTGCCACGGACAATTAAAGCCTTCACGGTTTTCGCAGACGGGGAGTCGTATGCGGGTCGAACAAAAGAGATCACCCTGCCGGATCTTTCTCGAAAAATGGAAGAGTTCCGCTCCGGCGGAATGCTGGCTCCCATTGAGATTGATGTGGGTCTGGAGAAATTGGAAACGAAGATGAAATTCGCAGAGCACACCCCTCTGCTAATCAAGCTGTTTGGCCGCAGTGAAGTTGGGGGTGTGCCGCTGACGTTTAAAGGCTCGGCGGAGGGCGAGGATGGCACGGTAAAAAGCGTCGAAGTCGTGATGCGTGGGCGCTGGAAAAAACTCACGTTCGGCAGCTTCAAGGGCGGTGATCAGCCGGAAATGGAGATTGAAGCCCCGCTGGTTTATTTTAAATACAGCGAGGATGGCGTGGATCTGGTCGAGATCGACATCATGAATACGGTGTTTAAAATTGATGGAAACGATCTGTACGAAGATCGCCGCAAAGCCCTCGGATTGTAGGGCAACAAGTGAGAAATGAGTAATGAAAAAAACAGAAATTAAGTTGAGCACCCCGATTAAGCACGCAGGCGCAGACCTGACAGTAATTACTCTGCGCCCACCGGCCACGGCGGGGGAGCTTAAAGGGGTTAAGGTGCTGGATGTGCTGCAACTGGATACCACGGCTCACGCAAACCTATTTCCGCGCATCAACACCGACGGATTGACGCAAGAGCATTTTTGGGGTTTACCCCCAGTTGACATGATGGCGATTCAAACGGCGGTGGTGGGTTTTTTCGTGGCGGAGGATACCCGAGCGATGTAATGGGTTTGATTGCCGACATCGCAGTAATATTCCACTGGCCTCTAGCTGAGATGGAAGCGATGCCGATTAAGGAGTTGCAGCAATGGCATGATTTGGCTGTTGAGCGCGCTCCCAGCGAGAGCGAGTAACACACCGCCGATCAAAACCAACGTGATAATAATTGCAGGGTTAACACAGCGTGAATCAACAGATTTCTCTTATTCTTGGTGTTGTGGATAATTTAACACGCCCCCTCCGTGGAGTTATTCGGACAACCCGTGATTTGCAGGGTTCTGTTTCGGCTGGCAGCGAGGAGCTGAATCGCCTAGGCAGAATCCGCTCTGACATTGATCATTTTAGACAGTTGAGACAGCAGTCCAGCGCCACAGGGTCATCACTGGAATCTGCGCGCTCGAATGCCTCTCGCCTCGGCAGAGAGTTGTCGCAAACGGCAAACCCAACCCGAAGAATGACGACCGAGTTTGAGCGCGCTCGACGTGAAGTGCACCGGTTGCAACAGGTGCAGCAGCGTGAGGCACGACAGCTCCAAGAGATCCGTGCGCGATTGCGAGAAGCCGGGGTTTCGACTCGGAATCTGGCCGCTGAAACTCGCCGAGTGACTGAAGAGACTCGCCGCCAAAACGCTGCCCTTGATGAGCAGCGCAGAAGGCTGGAGCGTATAGCTGAGGTGACCGCCAGAGTCAGTGCGGCCAGAGACAGAATGGGGCGCTCTCAGGCCGTTGCTGCCAACATTTCTCTGGCTGGTCAAGCGACCGGTACTGCCGGTCGGGGCATGATGAATGCTATCCGCAGCCCTCTTGAAGTCGCGATCCAGTTTGAAGAAGCAATGGACAAAGTTGCCGCTGTTACGCAAGCGATCCCCGCTGACCAGAAAAGGCTGATTGAAAATGCCCGTGAGCTGGGTGCAACAACCACTTTTTCTGCCAGTGAAGCGGCGGCAGGCATGACCTATCTTGGTATGGCCGGATTTAAAACCAATGAGATCATTGCGGCGATGCCAGGAGTGCTGAATCTCGCCAGCGCCAGCGGCGCTGATCTGGGTTTAGTCGCTGATATTGCCAGTGATATTTTGTCGGGGTTTGGGTTGAATGCTGAGGATATGACAGATGTCGCAGACATCCTGGCTAACACGTTTACCAGTTCGAATGTCAACTTAGAAATGCTTGGCGAGACCATGAAGTATGTGGGGCCACTGGCTCGAAAAGCAGGAATGAGTTTGGCAGAGGCTTCTGCAATGGCGGGGCTGCTGGGTAATGTCGGCATTAAGGGTAGCATGTCGGGTACCGCGTTACGCTCGATGCTGTCTCGTCTTGCCGCCCCGACCAGCAAGGCCGCTAAAGCACTTCAAGACCTGAATACGGAGCTTGATGGGTCACCGCTTGACTCTGATAATCTTGGCGCAGGTGTTGCGGCCCTCGAAGGGCTTGGGATTAGCGCAGCTGATGCGGCGGGCAACATGAGACCTCTTCAATCGATTTTGCTGGACATTCAGGGCGCCACGAAGGGGATGGGGAATATTGAGCAGATGAAGACCCTAACGACGATCTTTGGTGTGGAGCCAGCAGCTGCGATGGCTGAGCTTCTTAGCAAATCTGGGGATGGGGGGCTTGCTGACTACATCGATAAGATGAAAAAATCGACCGGAACAGTGGATAGAGTGGCGGCAGCTATGGGGGATAATGCGGCGGGGAAGATCAAAGGGTTCCAGTCAGCGATGGAGTCCTTGCAGATCACGGTCGGCAATGCGCTGCTGCCCACTCTGGTCAGAATTACTGAAAAATTACGGACTGCCGTGCAGTGGCTGGATAAATTCTCTCAAGAGCACCCAGAATTGTTGACCAATATTGCGCTTGCTGCTGCTGGACTGGCTGCGTTTCTACTCGTGATGGCTCCATTAATGGCGATGGTGTCGGCGTTGATCGGCTCCCTGGCGATGCTTCGGTTTGCTTTTGTGGCGCTTGGCGCTGGAGCAGGTCAGTCAGGGGCGCTGTTGTCGCTGCTCACTGGTGGCGCATCGAAGCTATTGACCGCCGTTAGGGTTTTGGGCGTTGCACTGATGTGGCTGGGAAAAACTGCATTTAAAGCACTTGGGCAAGCGGTCTTATGGGTCGGTCGGCTGATGATGGCGAACCCGATCATCGCCGTTGCAGTGGCCATTGGCGCAGCTGCTTACTTCATCATAAAGAACTGGGATTCAATTAAGGTGTTTTTTGGGGATCTGTGGAGCAGAGTTAAAGCCATTTTCTCTGATAACTGGGAGTGGATTAAGAGCGCAATTGCATTCTCGCCCCTCGGCAGTCTCATGTCGAACTGGGAGCCAATCACTGAGTTTTTCTCAGGTTTGTGGGATGGAGTCAAAAATATGGCTGGATTGGCGATGGAGTGGGTCGCAGATAAGATTATGGCTCCAGTTAAAGCAGTCAAAGCAGCGGCGGGCAAAGCGTGGGACTGGATTACAGGCGGCAGTGATGACTCGGCTATAACGGCTAAAATAACCAAGCAGGTAGAAGAAATCCCGGCTGTTTCCCGACACGGCGCTGGCTCTAAAGCCAGATCGGCATTGGCGGGAGCCGTAATGGCAGGCGCGGTAGCTGCCCCAGCTGTTGCTCAACCCGATCAACCGCAGGCTGGTATTTCTGCCGAGTCGCGTTCCGCCCAAACTACGCAGATCACAAATCACAATTCGTTTTCGATCACAATTCACGCTCAAGCCGATCAGGATGCCAAAGGTCTGGCCGATCAAATTTGGCGTGAGATCGAGCAGAAGCAGCAATTGGCTCAACGCTCCAGTCTCCATGACGAGGTGATGTGATGCCAGAGGTGATGTTGGCCTTAGGTGCGTATCGATTTTCGATTGACACTGCTGCCCACCAAACTCTGTCGCGCACATCGGAGTACCGATGGCAGTCCCAAGACCGCCTGGGGCGAGAGCCTGCGCAACAGTTTGTGGGTGCAGGCAATCAAACAATCAGTTTGCAGGGTGTGATTTACCCTCACTATAAGGGCGGTTTGGGTCAAATTGACGATCTGCGCGACGAGGCGGGGCAAGGCGTCCCGCTACTGCTGATTGACGGTATGGGATGGATCTACGATTTGTGGGTGATCAAGTCAATCAGTGAATCTCAGTCCGCCCTCATCACCGATGGTCGCGCGCAAAAAATCGAGTTTACGGTTGAGCTGGCTTTTTACGGGGATGATCAGTGAATTATCGAACGAAGCAGGGGGATATGGTTGATGCGATTTGCCATGCTTTTTATGGCACCACTGCGGGCATCACGGAAGAGGTGCTGCGCCTTAACGATGAGCTGTCGTCCCATCCTCCGGTGCTACCGGCAGGGCTGCTGATTGAGCTGCCCGATGTTGAGATCAGCAGCGAGCAGCAAAACGTGATTAGATTATGGGATTGATATGACACCGGATTTCCGCATTCTAGCAAACGCCAACGATATCACGTCAACGTTGAGGGACAGGCTAATCTCGCTCAGTGTCAGTGACAGCAGCGGCATTAAGAGCGATAGCGTAGAAATCACTCTGGATGATCGGGGTGGGAAAATCGAGATCCCGAAAAAAGGAGCGGAGCTTGAGGTTTCGCTTGGCTATAAGGAGGTCGGTCTGATCAGGATGGGGCTGTTTACGGTTGACGAGGTGGAGCTGTCGGGCAGCCCAGACACAATGACGATCCGAGCCAAGGCAGCGGACATGCGCGGAAGCTTGAAAGAGCAAAAATCACGCTCATGGGATGACGTTACCGTCGGCAGCATTGTTGAGAAAATCGCTTCCGAGCATGAGCTAACCCCAAAGATTGGCGTGTTTTTGGCCGATATCGATGTGCCGCATCTCGATCAATCAGACGAATCAGATCTTAATTTCCTCGCTCGACTGGCAAGACAGTACGACGTGGTAGCCAAGCCAGCTGCCGGTTTTTTGCTGTTTGTGGGCCGAGGCGAGGCCAAGAGCGCCGCCGGACGATCTTTGGCACCCGTCACAGTTCGTCGTATCGATGTGAGCCGGTTTCGCATCACGATGTCAGATCGTGGCCGGTATCAATCAGCAATCGCTCACTATCACGACACAGCAAAAGCCAAACGCATCCCGGTAAAAGTCGGCGACGGCGCTCCAGCGAGTACGGTTCGCGGGAATTTTTCCAGCAAAGCCATCGCCACCGCCGCAGCAACATCACGCCTTGAGGGTTTGAGGCGCGGCGAGCAAAGCCTGTCGTTCTCTATGATTGGAAACCCAGAACTGACAGCAGAATGCCCCATAACCCTCTCTGGATTTCGAACTGGGGCATCAATTGACTGGGTATGCGTATCCGCAACCCATTCATTCTCCTCCACCGGATTTACTACGTCCATTGACGCCAAAACTCCGAAACCTTGAAATAAGGCAAAATAAGCGCATGTAAGGCGATTTTGTTTTTTGAATGCTAGAACAAAGGCCGTCTTTAGATGACCTCTCTCCATGAGATTCTCGCCGTCCATTTTTTAAAAAAGGTAAAAAACCATGAGATTTAATTTTGAATCGGCTCTTGGGCGCGTTTTGGTGCATGAGGGTGGCTGGGCAGATCACCCAAAAGATCCTGGTGGCGCAACCATGAAAGGGGTCACGTTAATGACATTCCGGAGATACTTTGGCGAAGACATGGGGAGAAAAGAGCTACTCAATATCACCAAAGATCAATTGGGGTTGATTTATCGAGAGGGATACTGGGATCAGTGCTGTTGTGATCATCTGCCAAGCGGTCTTGATTACGCTGTTTTTGATGCCGCCGTAAACTCTGGCCCCCGCCGAAGCGCCAAGTGGTTGCAGCAGGCGGTGGGCGCAACACCCGACGGCGTTATTGGGGAAAAAACCTTATCACTGGTACCTCAGCTTAAGCCAGAGAGTTTAATTGTCTCCGCCACAGATTTTAGAACGTCCTTTTTAACGCGCCTCCGGACATGGGCTTTTTTTGGCAAGGGCTGGACGCGCAGAATTGACGGGGTGAGGGTCGGCGCGCTGGCGCTAGCAACCCCAAGAAATATGGATAATGATTTCCGGACGATGCTGCTGGGAATGACTGGATCTGACGTAATGAGACTCCAGAGGGCGCTGTGTATCGACAAAACGGGAGACTTTGATGTCGAAACTGAAAAATATGTGGAGAGTTTTCAGGTAGACTGCGGGCTGATAGCAGACGGTATTGCGGGTCGTCGGACATGCCGCGCCCTTGGCATTCTTGATTGAGCGCTTTAATTTTTATCTGGATTGTAGAATAGATGTGTTTTTTGTAGAACAAAGGCTGCGGGGAAATTACATAAGCCTTTGATTTTATTGGTCGGGGAGAGAGGATTCGAACCTCCGACCACCTGCACCCCATGCAGGTGCGCTACCAGACTGCGCTACACCCCGAAAAGAGCGCGCAGGTTAGCGTAATTTTTTCTGTTTGGGAAGCATTAATTTATGTTTTTAGGTTGAGAATGTCTGTTGTTTTAAGGCGGGTTTTGGTTTGTTACAATGCTGAAATGAATTCTCAGCAGTTATTGAACCCTCTCGATCACATTGCCTCGTTGCTGCTGGTTCAAGAGGCGACCTTGGTGGTGGCGGAATCCTGCACTGCCGGTTGGATTGCAAAAACGATCACAGATCAAGCGGGCAGTTCGGCTTGGTTTGAGGGTGGTTTTGTTAGCTATTCCAATCGCGCCAAGGAGTCGATGTTGGCGGTGCCAGCGGCGCTTTTGCAGCGCTCTGGTGCCGTCAGTGAGAGCTGCGCTGAGGCGATGGCGGCGGGGGCGTTGTTGCGTTCCGAGGCTGATTTTTCTCTGGCGGTGACCGGCATCGCAGGGCCGGGTGGTGGCCGTGTTGAGAAGCCCGTTGGTCTGGTCTGTTTTGCTTGGGCTGGTCGAGGGATGACGACGCTGACGGAGAGCAAACGATTTTTTGGTAATCGTGACATGGTGCGTCAGCAAACAGTGCAGCACGCCTTGATGCGATTTTTAATTTTACTTACAGAGGCGGCGGGAAGCCGTGTTTGATTTGATAAAGAATAGGGGAAATTTATGAGTAAATACGAGTCTTTTTCAGATGATGATAAGGGTAAATCTCGCTGGTTGTTGCCTTTGCTGCTGGTGACGGCGTTGGTGGGGGCGTTTTATATGGAGTTGCCGCAGAAGGTGTGGCCACCGTTGCAGGCGATGTTGGGTCTGGCTGAAGGGGATCAAACGGCGGCCTCATTGCCTCTGCTGCCCTCTCCAGATGCGAGTCGTATGGAATCGTCTGCACCTGATCGTTTTGAACAGGCACATCAAACGGCTTTGGAGGCGATGAAAACGCCGGACAGTTCGATGCAGAATAAACTTTCTTCGACGGGGGATGAACTGCTGGATATGGAAGCGTTGATCAACGATAAATTGAATCAATTGTCTCAAACACAGCAGAATCGAGAAGGGCTGAAAGAAGAGATTTCGGATCTTCAGGTCGAGATTGAGCAGAGCAATCAGCGGGTTGCCAAGAAACAAGAGCGTTTGAAAAGGCTTGAGACCCGTTGAG